GACGGGTCTGCGTGGCGTGAGAATGCGTCGCCTTGGTCTTTGCGAATCAGGTTCGCACCGTATCGCATTGACCGCTTTTTGCTGTCAGAAAGCGCTTCTGTTAGATTGTCAAGCATTTTTACAGCACCAGAATAATCAACCCTTACATGTCCACCACCACGACCAGGTATTGGTTGCCCAAGTCGCGCCTGGTTTTTGTCTACACCCACGGCGTCACCCGCAAGCCGTCCATCATCGATTGGAACTGATACGGCATCCCGATCACCTGACCGCTCACCGTCTCAGATACCCCGCGACCCTTGGATAAATAAAAATGCAGCACAAGACCCTTGAGAAGCATCCTGATGCGTGGCGGCAGAGCTTCAAAAGGCTGGATTTTCCACATGCTCTCGTCGGTATGTCCGGTGGTCGCGGCCCACGTCACCGTGACACCATCTGCAAGGGTCTGTGCCGCACCTGTTATGTTCGCGCCTGAAGACCAAGCAGTCGTGGTCTTCACACCGTCAGCGTTCCGCGTGATCTTCCGAAACTTCATCACGTCGGGCGTGCCGGTGCTGTCAATCTTGACCTCGAAGGTGGTGCGAACCGTTCCTGTGAACGTCCCGCCAGCAGTCAAGTCGTTGAGTTGAGTTGAGGTCTGATTCGTCGGGATGAAGCCAACAGACGACACCTTGTTCCCGTTGGAACCCACGATGCAGGTGATTGCCATGCCATCGTATGTCCGGGCGTCTGACGGCCATGCCCCCGACTGCGTCAGGGTGATGCGCGGGTTCTCACCAGCGCGGACTTGGTAGTTGGTTGATGCGACCGTGGTCGTGTCGCCATCATCGTCTGTCGTCACAATCGACGACACCGATACAAGCGGCACGCACGGCAGGCGAATGACGCTGTTGATTTCACAGGCGTCGAGGTACACGATCACGGTTTGAGTGAGGAAATATCGGTTGCAGTAGTTCTCCAGGTAGCTTTTCGTCTCGTCGATGATCTCTTCAAGCGCGACGTCTTCTTCGGTCACGTTGCTGAGCATGTTCAGCCATTGCCGAACCTCATTCAACGAAACCGGGTCGAACGCCGCTGGAGTTGAAACTACTGTCCGCATGACGACCTCCGCTCAGTGACACGGAAAACGTCGTGCGTCGCGGTTTCAACTTCACGATGATTGATGAGCAACTTCCGTTTCGTTGAAAGCTGTCTCTCGATCTCGTTAAGCTCGGCAATCAGCCGTTCCCGCCGCTCGAAAAGATCGAGCACGTCTTCGTTTAACCGTGTCGGGTTCATGGTTACGACCAGGCAGTTGCGGTCGCCGGCCACACGAGTCCGTGAGTCCCAAGGGCGTCAGTGCCATAACACTCAATCCCGAGCGAACCACCATCGTCGTTTGCGAGCAACGGAAGGGTGTTCGACTGGACGCAGAACGTGTTCACACGAAGGAACTGCGCGATAGTGGTGTCGTGAAGGGTAACAGCGGCCCCGCCAGTCGCGTGATGGTTGATAATGGTGCAGTCCTGCATGTACAAGCCCTGAGTCGTCACGGCGGCGGCATCGAGGTCGAGGCAAACCGTATCCCAGGTGCCGTTGAAGTAGCAGTCAATGAACCGCAGGTCGTAGAACGCACCCTCGGCAGTGACGCAAGCAGTCGCGTCACCGACGTACTCGGTGAATTCGCAGCCCTCGAAAGTGATGAAGGAGTTGGTTGCTTCGATGGTCACGGCCTGAAGAAGCTCGTTGGCCGCAGCGGTTCCGCGAATAACACAGTTTTTCAGCGTCAGATCGTCGCACCCCGTCTTGATGTCAAGACCAACAGCAACCCCGGTGGCAAACGTGCCCTCAAAGATGATGTTTTCGACCCACATGTCATCAGCGTTGAACTCGACGGTTGACAGATTTGCGGACAGTTGGACTTTCGGGCGGGAGTCGCCCCAGCCAAGGCCGATAACCTTGATCCCGGCAACGTCGAAGTCGAGCGCCGCAGCCGACGCCACAACCTCAACGTGTCCCGGCATCACATAGATGATGTCGCCCTGGCTTGCGGTGGCCTGACCAACCGCGTAATCAATGGTTGCAAACGGGCGATCAGGCGACGCCCCGTGCGTGGTCGCATCACTCGCGGCGGTGACGGTCGAGCCGACGAAGTACCGGTCACCAGTAGACAGTGACTGATCCTCGACGTTCCAGACCCCGCCGGGAGTCTTGCGCGACATAAGTGCAGTTTTCTTTCCAGTTGCCATTTCGTTTTTCCTTGCTGCCGTTCGTCGGTGTCGGTGTTATCCGGTTTCGACTTTGGCGTTGCGTGGTTGATAAAAAGCGGGGCACCCGAAGATGCCCCGCCCGGTTGACGGTTAGCGTTTACGCAATCGCAGTCGGGAGGGTCGCGCCGGCGTACCGGGGAACACCCAAGAAAAGGATGGTCACAAGGTTACTGGCCGAACCGGTCACTGCGGTCATATAGACGCAGGGATAACCCGAAGAAAGGATGGCCGGGTCGATCTCGAACAACACCATCTGCTGACGGTCACCCGCAGCGGTCGTGTTGATCACATACGCATACGCGGCAGTGGTCGCCGCAAGCGTGTCACTAGAAGTACCAAGATCAGTGTCGAGGTACAGTGGAACCGCCGTGGTGATCGCCTGATTCGTCCCGGCAGCCACGTCGGTCGCTTCCATTAGAGTGCAGGTCAGGTCAACGTCGGTGGCCCCGGTGTGGATCACCAGAAACGCGCCATGAACGAACTGCTCCATGTTGATCGTGTCACAGGTGACAGCATTGCCAACAGCCTGCGCGCAGAGAGTGAATTTGATGTTTTCAGCGAAGTTTTTGAACATGACTAACCCCCTAGGCCCGCACTTTGAGGCCGACAAAAGGCGACCTCGTCGCGGAACCCTTGAATGGGGTGACAGCGGATTTCCACAACGGTTGACCATCGTTGCGGAGGGTCCAGCGGTAGGCCATCTCGTCCTCGATGAACTTGACGTGGATGGAAACCGCGCCCTGCAAGCCACCCTTCTCAATGACGATGTACTGGCCGAGGTTGGCAAGCACGATGTCGTTTGCGTCGCCAACGGTCGGCGACTGTTCGGTGAACACGATGGGAAGGCCCAGGAGAGTACCGTAAGGAGCTTCGGCAGCACCGTTCGGGGGGAGATACACCGGCATTCCACCGGTGCCGACGGGGAGACTCATGGTTGCAAGCTGCGGGAAACAGTCTCGGTTGGCGTACCACTTGCCCCCGGAACCTCCGGCAAGGCGAGCGTACATCTTGAGAATGTTTTCGAAAACGATGCTATCCGAGTCCTGTCCGGCCTCGATGTCAACATTAACGAAGCAGTCGGCCTTGGTGAAGCCGAGCATTTGCGAAGCACCTTCGCCACGGAAAATCTCGTCGTCGATCACGAACGCGAATTCCTCGGCAAAGGCCTGCTGAACCACAGCGGCGTGAGCCTGCGCGTCAGCTTCGAGCTCGTCGGTGGTGTACGACAGGCCGATGAGCTTCTTAAGCTCCCAGTTCAACCGTGCGTACTTGGGTTTCTTGGCAGTTGCCGCGACACCCTCGGTCTTGCGATAGACTTGAACGCCACCCCACCGGGAACCGGTGACGCGGGTCGTCTCGTCGATCACATTGATCTTCAGGCCATTGCTCCCGCCCGAGATCGGAATGCGCTGGCAATCGGCCAGCATGTTGCTCTCGTCGAAGACCTTACGCATGAGCATGTTCGCGCTGTCGGTCCCGACAAGGAACCCACCGTCAGACGCGACGCCCTCGCTGGCACCCGAGACACGGGTTTCGGCAAGCAGGTGCTCGTCAACCCGCCCACCGGAAGATCCGGCGTTGCGGACTGCACCAAGGAACGACCCGAAGTCGGGGAATCCCTTGTCAGCGGGAGCATCGCCCATGACGATGCGCGGGGGATTGGAATCCGCAGGCTCATTCGCCCATGCCTTGCGTGCTTCGTGCTTTTCGATCCGATTCATATCTGACCGGAGAGTCTCAGCTTCCTGTTCGAGAGAATCAAACTCAGTTCGACTGGCTTCGTCGAAGCCCGCCTGATTGAGATCG